TTGAAGGCGGCGGTCTTGAAAACCGTTAATGGGGAAGCTCATTCGGGGGTTCAAATCCCTCCCTCTCCGCCAATTTATAAAGAAAATCACTGAAGAGAATTTTAGTTTAATTCTCTTCAGTGATTTCTTTTTAGCTCTTGTTTGTTTTTCAAATACATTTTATTTATTTAACAAAAGAGGGTATCATGAGAATTGAAGATCTGTTTTATTTGTATAAAAAAGAGAGGGATTATCAAAAACTAGTGTTTGGAGGGTATGAAAACAATCCAGCTTTTAATTTAGCTACTTTTTTGATATTATTAGATTCCTACCTAAATAAAATCAAACAAGCATATGTTGGAAAATGGTCAAATGATTTGCCAACATGGCTAGCAAATTCAAATGAACTCGAGTTGGTTAATGGATGCCCGATAGAAGCTTATGAGAATTTAGTTAAATTATTTGCTTTGTCTGGAGCCGCCATCGAAACGTATTGTAATATTGATCCTGATGAGTGGCGAAAAGAGGGAGTGAATCCGAAGTGGAAAGGAGGGTTTAATGGAAAATAACTATGTTATTACTAATGAAAAAAAAGAGAATCTAAAAAAGAGGTTGCCGAAAGAAGGAGACGTTATTAAAGTAAATGGACATGATTTTAAAGTAACATATGTGCATGAAGGAAAACTAAGATTCAGCGCGGAAGTTATTATCCCATCAAACAAAGAATATTAAAAGAGGAGAAGACATGAATAAAAATATACAAGAAGTGGTTTCTTCTCATAATACGGAAGAAAAATTTGATCCATCCGTTATAGAAAAGAAGGAAATAAAGTCCGAAAATCAATTTGATATAGATATAATATCATTAAATAAATGGTTTTCTGGCAATACAAATTTGAATAACTTTAGTAAGTTAAAACTAACATTGACAGGCATTGATCCTGAATATTATTTGTTACTATTAAAAACAACCGATAAAATAAAAAATGGAGAATCTGTTAGAGAACTATTTTTGTTTAAGGATGCAGGTAACATACCGGTTCTTAATTGCAATGCAATTGATATGAACATATATAACAACAATACTTATTTGATTACTTATAAATATGAAGATGTTTTTATAAAAACTTATGGTACTAAAACCGGTCTCATATGCACATTTTGTGCTAATATTCAAGATCTTTTAATTCCATGTATAAAAATAAAAGTCAAGAAAAATAAACCTGGAATTAAAATCCCAAAAATAGAATCTAGTAAAATAGAAGAAAAACTAAAACTGCCATGTGATAAAGAAGAACTTATTTTAAGATATAGACAAATTCAAAAAGAATCACATGATGTCACCACTTTAAATGATGCCGTTAAATTACTAATCTCAAAACAATCTAACGTATTCGATATAAATCATAAGATACAAATAGATGATGTTATATTGAGTATGTTGAAATTAACTTAGAATAAAATGGTGGCGTAGTTCAATGGTAGAACGGGTGGCTTATAACCGCTTAACGAAGGTTCAAATCCTTCCGCCACCACCATTAATATTACCAAAATGAAAATAAATAACAAGGTTGATTTTTTTCTTCATGATGTATATAACTATGATATCCCGTCATGCCATTACAATATTATTAAAAAACTAAACTATAAAACAAAAGAAATTTCTGACCCGGAAAATAAAGAAGATAGAAATATTAAAATTGGAATGATGATGAGAGATAATACAAAGTTATCATCCATCTTAAGAAATATAACTGAATCTGTTATAGATGAATACATAAAAATAAACCGGGTAAATGAAGATGAAATAGTAATTAGGCAATACGATGGGATTATCACAACCAGAAAGTTACAAAACTTGACTAGTAATTACAATGTTCCTTTGATATTAAAACGAATATTTCAATTTATGATAATTGGTATTGACAGAGACAGATATTTAGGATATGATGGCAAACAAATTTTTATAAAAGGGGTTCCTAATAAATACAAAGGGATTATTTTATTCCTACAATACTTCTCAAAAATAAACTTTTTACACAAAGAATCAGTATTTAAGGGATTACAAAAAATAAAAGACAGTTTGCTTAAATCGGAAGATCCATCGTTATTTGCAATCCCTACAGGAAAAGATACTTACAATGTAATTCTTAAAAAATATGGACAGATTGAAATTAAAAAAGGAACAGTTAATATACTAGACACTTCAGATATTGATAAAGAATGGTATTTTGAGTATTATATTCAACCCTTTACAAAAAGTATAACATTTGAATTTTTATTAAAAAGGAATAAATTATGATATCGAACTTTATTTTAAACATAGCAGCAGGCAAAGAGAAATCTTTATTTTTAGATAAACATGAAAATTGTTTTTGTGTTAACGTTGATACTAATTATCCTACTAGTACTAATGATGGAATAGAAAATCAAATGAAATATTTGATGTCAATGTTTGAATATAATCAGGCGTATAACCCAGGAAATATGTATATCTCGTATGATGCTTTTCGTTTTATGGAAAGATTCCCATTTAAGTTTAATTTTATTTCTTGTTATAGATATTTAGAACATGTTCCTTTTAATTCAGTTTTATACTTTATTTATTTAATGTCAACTTCAATTGAAAAAGGAGGGATTGTAGAAATCATAGTTCCTGATTACAAAAAATTAGCAACTATGATAATTAATGAGGATGTATATGCAGATGATTTTGAAAAAAATAATATTATTATAACAACAGAGTTGGTTAATGAAATCTCTTGCCCGCATGCGTCGGTTTGGACAAAAGATAGATTAGAATATTTTTTTAAATATGAGGGAAGATTTGAAGTTGCCTCCATAGAGGAGAATTATCTTTTTGATAATCGAGACATTTACTTGTATGGTCAATTTGTAAAACGAGGTTAGAAAAATGTCTTTTTTAGAAAATGCTGAATCAATGGGGCTGGTTCCTATCCTGGATAATTCGTCTTTTAAGCACGAAGATGAATATAGTAAAGTAATGTACAGACGGCTTGTATGCAAAGATAACGGAGAAGAAATTCCCAGGATTGCATTGTTTACTTCACCTTCAGACAAAGAAGATTATCAGTATGTGACCACATTGTCAAATTCGTATCAATTTGTGGCAAATGACTCTTTGATACAGTCTGTTAAACAATCAATTAATGAAATAGGAAGTCCAATCTTTGATGAACAGTTTTTGATGTCTCCTTCATTATCAATGATGATATTAACAATAACTATTAAAAATGAAAAAAGCATTGATAATGTTGGAACATTATATCCATGTTTTAGAATCAGAAATTCTTATGACGGATCCTGCGCTGCTTGCGTTTCTTTTGGTATTTCTTTAGAAGATTCAAGTTCTAAAACTTTGTTAAATACCATGTTAACTAAAATTTTCGGTCAAACTAGACAAATTCATTTGACCGGCAGTTCAACGTATTTGTCTAGTCAGTTAAAAACTCATGTTCAAGTTTTTAATAGCAGAATTGAAGATCTGTTGCAAGCTAACTTAAACAGACCGGTAACGGAAGAACATATGATGGAAGTTTTGCATATGATTGAAAAGTGTGGAAAGAAAAGAAAAGATATTATTTCATCAGACATTCTTCCAGAACAAGGAGGCCCGGTCTCAACATGGGACGTTTTTCATGCAATATTAAGATACTCAACAATCGAAAATAATCTGAACATAAAAGTTATGCTAGAGAATATAGCACAAACAGTTCTGTATGTCCCACAAAAAATGTTTGAAGTGGTTGAAAAACTCAAAGAAGTTGCGTAATTATAAAAAAAGAGAAGATGCTACATGTTTAGTATCTTCTCTTTTTTTTGTTGTTTTTTTGTAAATTTTTAGTAGACTATCTAAGTTTCCTTGATTAATGTTAAAACATAAAATTAAAAGCATTTCTCTGAACAAAATAAAAATTTTAATCAAGGTGTGTTCGTTTAATGCCAACTAATAAAAGATCATATTTTAATCCTCAAAGTACTTACTTTTTTTCAGTTAAAATTTCTGGTATTGATTTCACAGAAGATTTAAGACAAATATCTATAGTTTCATCATTGACTACAGCGTATCAAATTATTACTTTAACTTTTTTAACGGATGTTGATGATATTATCTCAGAAAGAATATTTGGAAAAGATCCAATAAAACTAACGGCAACTTTACAAGGAAGAGATGAAATACCATCCGAACAAATAAACTTTGAATTGATGTTCATAGATTCAAATCAACAACAACCAAATAAACAACAAATGTCAACAGGGATTCAAAGTGAAAGAACCCCTCTTCAAATAACTACAATTTGCAGGCAACCATTTAAAACAATGATGACTAATGTTAATGACATTTTTGAAGGAGCTACAATTCAAAATATAATTGAAAGCTTAGTTTCTAATTTTACGGATGCCTCCCTAGAACTTGATACCCAAAATATAAACACAGATATAATTCCCCAAGTTATAATTCCTCCGACATCATTATATAAGGTTATTAAAGAGTATGATCCAATTAATAATGATGGGGTCTTAGATAAATATTTCGGAATATATAATGGAGTTCCTGGAGTTTTTTGTAGACATGATAACACAATATTTATTAAAAACTTAACACACAGATTAAAACAATCTCAAACATTTAATATATACCAATTAACAACAGATGGAAACAATCAAGATATTATAAATAAAAGCACAGATGGTAAGAATTTTTATACATACCACCCTTTGAAAAGTACATACCAGGGAAATGCAAAAATGGCAAATGATGCAGCAATTCAAAATTACATAGTTAATCCAAGAGACAGATTAAGTCATGTTATCACTAGAAATTTTACCCAAGACGCAGAAGATTATTCTATAACATATAAAAACCCAACAACATATACAGATCCAATTATGGCAAATCGAACTAAGTACATTATTGGACAAGCAGGAAATGATTATTCAGAGACGTTTGCTATATCACAAACGTCAAAACAGTTATCAAATTTATCAATAGTTAGAATAAATATTGAGAGAGAAATGCCTTTGTTTAATTTAATGGAAATCGGAGAGCCAGTAAAACTAATAACAAGAAGTTTAGAATATGTAGAATTGTCTGGAAAATATATTTTAGCATCCAGTAGTTTAAATTTTAATCGTAATGGCCCAGATTGGGAATCCACTGCAGAACTTACTTTATCAAGAAGCAATAAAATAATATAAAAACAACAAAAAGGGGGCCGAAGCCCCACCATAGTAAGACAATCTACTATGGTGGGGCTTTTTATACACTTTGAAAAGTTTTTGCTTGTTAAAATTAACAAACGCTCCGCGCCTTTATCACTAACTGATTTTATCATATCGGCATCACCTCCTTTTGTCCTCTTCCGAATTTCTGAAATACTCCTTTCATTATAAGAACTATCCATGTCACCTCCTTCTCCGATTAAAAGGTTATACCATATATATAGTTAACAGAAAAAGTTTTAGAAAATTAAACTTTTTTCTGAAAAAATAATAACCGCCATTAGATATTAATATATATATAAATAACTAAGTTTTTAATAGAATGATAGAACAAACTAATAAATAAGTATCTGGAGCGTTAATGTGACATCTAACAAACAAAAGTTAAAAGAACTTGCTAAACATTATATTACAGAATATATCGAATGCAGAACTAATTTTGATCATTTCTGCGAGAATTATATTAAATTAGAATTAACAGGCGGTGATATTTATTTAAAACCATATGAAGCACAATCAAAACTAATCAATATGATATTAAAAGATCATTACATAATAGTTTTAAAATCTAGACAAATAGGGATCTCTACTATTGTTCAAGCTTTTTGTGCTTATCTATGTACTTTTTATGAAAATACAGTGATTGGTTTGATTTCAAAAGATGGAAAAGAAGCAACTGATTTTGCTAGAAATATTAGAGGAATGTTAGAGAAACTTCCTCCTTGGTTTAAAATTAAATTTAAAAAGAAAACAGAACAATCATTTATTTTAGATAATGGAGCAAAAGTTTACGCATCCCCAGTGAATCCAAAAGAACCTGATAAAACTCTTAGAGGAAAACATATTACATTTCTTGTTATAGACGAGGCAGCATTCATTCAAAAAATCGACGATGCTTGGACATCCTTAGTTCCTGCATTATCAACCGATCAAATGCATGCTAAAAAGCATAATGTACCATATGGAACATTGATCCTTTCAACGCCAAATAAAATGGTTGGTAAAGGTAAATGGTTTTTTGATATGTATAAAGCAGCTGAGTTTGGAAATGATATTTTTAAATCATATATAATACATTGGAAGGATGTAAAAGAATTAGCAAACGATCCGCATTGGTATGATACACAATGTAGATTATTTAAAAATAATTCGAAAAAAATTCAACAAGAACTTGAACTAAAATTTCTTCCTAGTGGTGGTTCATTTTTTGAAGAGGATGTTTCTATACAATTACAAAAAGTAGATTATGAACCAATAGAAAAATTAAAATTATTTGGTGGGGAATATTGGAAATTTGCAGAGCCCGAGAAAGGAAAATTCTATTTAATCGGAGTGGACACTGCACCTGAACATGGTTTAGATAAATCTGCAATAACAGTTTGGGACTATGAAACTCTAGATCAAGTTGCCGAGTTTCAAGGAAAATGTAAAGTAATTGATTTTGTAAAAATAGTTTTGTCTATAGCATCCTCGTATAATAATAGTTTAATTATAGTTGAATCAAATTCATATGGAAACCAAGTGGTCGAAGAAATTAATAATAGTGAAATGGCGCCTATGTTATACAAAGAAAAAAGAGGGGAATCAAAATTAGTTCCTGGGTTATCAACAAATGCTAAAACTAGACCATTAATGATAGATTCTTTATATTCATATGTTACAGAATTTCCAGAGATAGTTAAATCTAAAAGACTTTCTCTTGAATTAATTGGATTGGTTGATAAAGCAGGACGAGTTGAAGCAGATGAAGGAATACATGATGATTTGGTTATGTCTGCTGCTCTTTGTTTTTATGTTAGAAAATATGATCCTCCATTAATGCTAAATACTAAGAAACTACAAGAATCAATGTTTTCTAATATAATGCAAATGAATTCTGATAGTGTTCAATTAAATAATGCAAATATTTTAAACAAAGCAAAAAAAGAAATGATGGAAAACAAAGATCATAATGGATACATAAATACACTTGATTTTCTAAAATCTGATCCAATAAAGGAGATTTTATAATGCCTAATAATTCCAACCAACAATTACAACAAGAACTATATGCACTTCCAATAAGACTAAAACAAGTAGCTATTATTGACAACACTCTGAAATTATACTCATCGAAAAGCTTAAAAAAGAAATATGTTAAAAGTCTAGCAAAAGTTGGGCTAACAAAACCAATTAAAGAAAAAATAGAAGAGTTAGTTGATAAAGAAATTATAAATCCAGTATGGATGAATAAAGGATTGCTTAGATTAACAACTTTTAAAATATTTGCTCCATCTGGATTAAAACTAACTATGGGATTCTTTACTCCAGATTTAGGCAAAATCTATATTTTAATTGATAATAATATTAGATTAGGGTATGTATCAGATAATCAGTTAGCATTCTTAACGTTACATGAATCAATGCACTTAGCAGCTGCAAAAATGAAAAGGCAATATCTATCTCATTTTAAAGAAGAATTTGATTTGTTTTATTCAAATTTATTTAAAGAAATATTTTCAATACCAGACAAACATAAATTTGATCCATCACAGATTATAGATTTTATGTTTAGAAAATTTGAGATGAGATCAAATTTTAATTTTAAGTCTGAAAAAGATGGATATAAAAAAGTAATATATTCATGTGTTAGAAAACATTCAACATTAAAAGATGATCAGTTTACCGTAATGGTACATAAGTATTTATTTCTGATTGAATCATATTTTAAAAATATCAATTACTTCCTTAAAATTATTAAGTATCATAAAGATATACTTGTGCCTATATACAATTCGTATTCAAAAAGTTTTAATAGAACTCATTTAAAAACGTTATGTATACAAGAATTGTTTTTCCCATCTGAAGTAATTGCAGTTAAATCTGAATCTGTTCCAGATGCAAGAATTTATTCCGCGTTCAAAAAAATATAAAGAGGTTTTAAATGGTTGATGATACAAAGCCATCTGGTCCACCTAGACGAGATATTAACCAGCAGCGAGCAGCTTCCATTAATAGTATGAATAATACTATGGAAAGACTTAAATCAACCGCTGAAGATATTCAAATAGATGCTGGAACAAGAACTGCAAGCGCTAGAGATATTAGCTCAGTGACAAATATGATGAATAAAGTATTAGCAAATATTGAAAAATCTGTTAGTGTTACTATGAAAGGAATAAAAGATGTTTCTGCTGAGTCTTTAAGGGTTGTTAGTGAAACAGCGGATATCAATAAAACAAGATTGGTAGCGCAAACTTTAGCTAGGGCAACCCCTTTGTTTGGTCATTTTGCAGTTAAGTTTATGGAAACAAACGTTTGGAAAAATTTCTCAGCAAAAGTAAAACAAGAAATGGGAACAGCGCTGGCATATTCTGCTGGACAGTTCAAACAAGCAATCGGATCAATCGGATCAAAGGCCATATCATTAATTCCAGGGATAGGGGAAAAAGAAAAAAGAACTGCACAAGTAAATGACGTTGCTTTAAGAAAAAGAATTGAAAATTTAGAAAAAGAAGTTCCGAAATTACAAAAAGGTGGTGTTGTAGGAAAAGGTGGTCTTGCATATGTTCATCCTGCAGAGGTAGTTGCCCCGGCAGAAAAAATTGTTTCTGGCATTGGTGAAAAGTTTAATGAAGCAACTCAAAAACAAATGAAATCTTTGCAGGGAATGATTGAATTTGCTGTTGATGTTAAGAAAAATGAATATCAAGGATTATTTGCTCCCATTAAAACATTTTTTAAATCTTATAAGAAAGCATTAGGCCCAAAAAATACTCAAGAATTAATGCTTCGTCAATTAATTCAAATAAGACAAACTGTCTCTCCTTTATCTAAACAAAGTTTCTTTAGAGAAGCTTGGGCAATGACTTTGACCCAACATCCTATGTTCAGGCTTCTTGTATCTTCAATGAAAAAATTAACTACATCTGCAATTTCTGTTATAACATTTCCATTTAGAATGGCTGGCGGATATGAAGCAGAAATTCCAAAACAAAGAGCAGGAAGTATATTTTCTTGGATTGGATCTATGATATATGCTGGGTATGGGCATACTGCAAGAAGATTAGATCTGATTAAATCATATACAAGACAAACTGCGGAAAGACTCGGAGTTTTGATAAGTCATGTTACTGGACAGAAAGTTGGTCCAGTTAAAGATGAATCAAAGAAAAAAACTTGGTTGCCTCTAAAGGTAGCAAAAAGACTTGCAATCGGCGCAGCTGGATTGCAAGCTGCAAGTTATCTTGCTCCTCTTGCTGGTTTTGGCGGATTAGGATCGTTAATTGGAGGCGGGACTGGTGCAGTCGGAGGGTTATTAGGAGGTGGCACAGCCATTTCTGTAATATCTCAACTTCTTCCTGCAATAGGGGCATTATTAGTGGCAGGTTACGCAACTAAAAAATTAGTTGGCGTAGCTAAAAAGAAACAACTTCCGGGCGGAATAGATGAGAAAGTAAAAGCTTTACCGCCAGGACAACCAATATCAGAACAGATTTCTTTGCCAACGGAAGAACTTTTAGCTTTGCCTCCCGGAGAAAGTTCATATGAAAAAATAACAATGCCTAAACATGAAATACGTAAATTAGAAATAACAAGAGAATCTGGATTTTTAAATATCTTAGCTATTAAAGAAATGGTTTATGATATTAAGAAATTCTTATTTGGAAAGTCAAAAGAAGATATACAACATAGAGAAAAAAGCCATAAAGTAACTAAATCAATTGAAGAAAAGGCATCCAATATATACCAAGAACAAAGCAAAACGAGAAAAGGTTTACATGATTGGATGATGATTTTATTTCCAACATTTATAGCAATTAAAAATGTTATTTCTAGAATGTTTAGAAAAGTTGGAATGATTGGAAAGGGAATATTTAACATAGGAAGAATTATTGGAAGCGGTTTAGTTGGAACAATGTCAAAACTTTCTTCTTTTCTTGCAAAAAGTATTCTAGGAATTGCAGGAACATCATTCGGTTCAGTATTATTCGCTGGAGCTGGAGGATATCTTTTAGGATCTTTATTAAACAAATTTATTATTAATCCACTTCAAGAAAAATGGAAAAAGGAAAGAGAAGAAAAAAGAAAATCTGCGATAAGAGTGTCTGAGAAAAAAACTAGTGGAATTATTGAAGGATTAAAAACTGCATTACCTGAAGAGGAAGAAGCTGCTAGACAAAGAGTTTCAATAATTGGAAAAGGCGGTGGTTTAGGGGAAATTGGAAAAAGAAGACGAGAATCATATGGCGGTATTTTAACTGGAGTTACTGGAATTGACGTTTCAACTATACAAGCAGCTCAAGATGCAATGATGGCAAAACATGCAGATTTTTATAGGCAGTATGCAACAAACGGAGAGCAATTAGCTAGACTAAGAGGGGTATATTTATCTGGTCCATTTGCATTTAGAACAAAAAATGCTACAGAGGATGAATTTGAATATGGATTAAAACGGGAACTTATGTTCCAAGAATGGTTAAAGTTAAATGCTAAAAAAATTCAAGATCTTGGATTAGATATTGATTATAGCACTGCGTATAGGATAGGAAAAGATAAAGAAGGAATTATGAGTGCTATTGGTAAATATGGAAGTATATTAATGTCTCCATTGCATGTAGCAAGAAGAATTGGTTTCCAATATGGCGGTGTTGTGAAAGGAAGACCAGGCGTAGATATGGTCCCTGCAATGTTAACTGCGGGAGAGTATGTATTAACCGAAGGTGAAACATCCACAATGATTGGATCATTGAAAGAAATTGAAAGGCATACAGGGACTTTGGCTAAAATAGAAGTTTATAGATTCAAAAAAGAAAAAGAAGCAGAACGATCTATCTTTGGAGAAATGTTTACAAGGGAACCATCCAAAAGAGGAACAATGCCTGGAATAACTAGAGTTTCAAAACCGCCTAGAATTGAGTCTGCAACAAAAAGAGGGATTTCCGGAATATCAGAGGAAATTGTGTGGCCAACAGAACATAATGTAATTACGTCAGGATATGGTCCTCGAAGAGTTCCTGGAGGAAGTAAATTTCATAGAGGGGTGGATATAAGAGCTAGGATGGGCGACCCTGTATACTCGGTTTTACCAGGAACTGTTTCTTTTGTTGGAGGAAATTATGGAACGGTTGATATTGAACATGAGGGAGGTTTAAGATCTAGATATTTACATTTAAGTGGGTTTGGAGTATCTAAAGGTGATAAAGTTGAAGCTGGTCAAATAATAGGAACGGCTGGAGGAACAGGGCCTTACGGAACAAATCAATATACTCCGCATTTACATTTTGATTTAAGACGAGGCAAAGCAATAGGAAAAAGTGCAAACTGGATCAATCCAGAAAACTGGTTTAGATCAAAAGGATCAGATTTTTCATATAAAGGAGGCGCAATAGGAGGCCCTGGAATATCTGGTCATGTTTCAGAATTAGGAACAGAATTTTCCTATGAAGCAAATGAACTAGCAAAAATGGATGTAGTAAGAAATTTAGCTGGCGCCTCAATGATAAGTAGCGAAAATAGAAAATTACAAGGATTATTAAGTGACAGTGTTTCTAAGAGTTCTACGGAAGTTACAAATAATGTAACAAACTTAACAAACTCAATAACAAATTCATTAAGACAATTAAATAATAGCGGGAATAGAGATCAATCAAATCAACCATCTGGTATAGCAGTTGCTAATATTTTATCGGGTAATTTTAACTAAAGGAGGAATATTAAATGCCTGTAAAAGATTATACTAAACCCGCAAGCGATCTAATTCAGAGAGGTTTAGATAAACTCCAACAAATGGAAGAAAGAACTTTAATGCAAAGACAGGCTCCAAAACCGCCTCAAGTTATTCCAGGAATGAAATTACAAGAAATTATAGGCTTTCCTCCTAGCACGTATTTGAGTGATAATCTAGTAAAGAATTCTTTTCCGGTTGTTGAAATTATTCCATGTAAACCTCAATTTCAGACCGGAATGACATTATTTAGTTTACAAAATGATTTTGTAACATACTCATCTATATTATCTCAATATGGTTTTAATCCAGGATCAGATAGATCTTTAAAATTAGCTTTCTTGGCAGATAATTTTCCTAGTGATACTTTTACTAATGAATATGGAGATAGTTTTTTAGAACAATTAACTGGCGTTGTTTCTGAGTCTGCACAAGCTATTAACCAATTTTTTGGAACTAGGTCTTTGACAGAATTTGGAGCAGAAGCTGGAGAAATAATATCAGGTTGGAGTGAGAATATAGGTGGGTTAGCAAGCGGGGCTTCACAAGGCGCTCAACAAAAAATAAATCAAGCTGCTGCAAGCGGAGGGATGGGAGGTAAATTGGCCAGTATTGCAAATAGGCTTTTAGCTGGAGCCAGAGTTGACTTTCCTCAAATATGGAAAAATAGTGCGTTTAGTCCATCTTATTCAATGACAATTAGATTGTATAATCCAAATCCTGCCAATCAACAATCAACTGAGAAATATATTATTGGTCCGTTGGCAGCTATTTTATTACTTGGTCTTCCGAGAACAGAGGATGGGGATACATATAACTGGCCATTTTTCCATAAGATTAGATGCAAAGGAATTTATTTTATAAATCCTGCGGTCATTACGAATATTACAGTGGTTAAGGGTGGAGACCAACAACAAATATCTTTTAATCAACAATTAGGAATTGTTGACGTAAGACTTGATTTTACTAGCTTATATAATAGCATTGTTGCATCGAACTCGGGATCAATAATTAACAAAGATCGTCCAACATTGAGGAATTATTTAGATGCATTAAAAAGCGGAAGAAATCTTGATCCTATATACAAAGATCCTGGTCAGCCATATCCTAGACAAGCTCCAGCTACAGAATCTAGCTTACAGAGATCATTAGTATCTCCTCCGACAACCAGTCAAAAAACAGCGGATCCCTCTGATATAGTGAGTTCGAGAATTGATACAACCAGGAAAAATATATCTAAAGATTTAGAGAAAAAGTTTGATGATGTTTATGGGTCTGGTGGTGGGTGGTAAAAAATAAATTTACTGACAAATTGTGTTTCTTAATATCATTGTTATGTAATATGCTAGAAACATATTAACATTAAATTTAGTTTGATTAGTAAATTTTTCATAAAATTCTAAGTTTCCTGAAGATTTTAATATCTTTAATAATAGTTCATTTATTTGTTGTTTAAAGTAAATTTTTTTCGATGTCCTTTTTATTGCCATCAAAGTTCTGACATACTGAAAATATTCAATCTTGCATAAAGTATTAATATTTGTTACACCTTTTAAAAATAACGAATATATGGTAGATAACTCATTTGAATATTTTGTATTTGTTAGATCTTTTGAAATTATTGTTGCTAAACTTGATTTTATCTTAGTTAAATTTTTTGCATCATGCAATGCTTTTGTGTCTATATGCCTATATACTACAATTTTTTTAACTATATCCCCTATTAATCTTTGCGTTTTTTCTAACGTTTCATATTCATATTGTTTGCCTTCTTCATCAGTAGCAGGTTCCCGCATACCTAATCCTTCTTCAGATGCTTTATAATAAACTGCTGCGAATGATTTAATACTTTGAGATATTCTATGTCTATATTCTCGTAAAAAAGAAGATATAGAACTTGGAGTAAATTCTTTAATTGATTTGATATGTCTTCTTTCCATTTCTTTAGTCATAAAAATTATGAAGCCGCTGATTCCTTTTTCTCTTGAGAATAAATGAATACGAGGAAGATTATCTAATGTCCATCTAAAAACACTTTCATTACAATATTTGATTTGCTTATGCATTAAGTTTGTATAATATCTAATTCCAAAATAAATTAACAGTGACTTAAAAGCTGATTTATCATTTTCTGATAAAAATTGATTTAATAATGAAACAAGAAAAAATGAGATTGGATCATTTTCTATCTTAAACTTAGCAAATTTTGTTCCTCTCCAAAATTGTTTACATTCAAATATAACTTCTTTTTCTGATAATCCAGATCTATTTAGTAATTCATAATGATATTTTTTTATAGTTGGATAATAACAAGGCGTAACTAATTGTGATAACTCAGTTGCAGTAATTTTATGTACATAGTTTCTAATTTGGTATAGTTTATTTTTATCTATAATAATCATATATAAATTACCTTAATGTGAGAATATTCTTATAGTAATATTGTCTTCTTTAAAATATACATATTCTGGAGTATATTTTAATAATTCTTGTTCTTTAAATTTTTGCAAATCAAAATCAAAGAAAATGTTTGATTCTGGTTTTATAACATTGCAATGATGGACCCCTTCTATTCCTTGTATGACATCAATTATTTCGGATGTGAATAAAGTAATATTTGATCCAAATCGATCTTGAAACTCATTAAGCAAAGTTTCTATTATTGCATTTCGTAGTGTTGTATCATTATCGGTATAATCTTGCCTTCTAACAACTTCTATTTCCAATTCTAAAGGAATGTTATAATTTGGGACAATCCATTTATTGCCAGCAAATATGTATTTTAAACCCTTATTAGTAACATAAACTATATCATCAAGAACAGGTTGGATAAAAAACCAAGTTTGAGATGTTTCATCTATACATTTTGCTATCATATTTTGTTTTCCTTCCCATGTGCCACCCTCAAACCCAGATACGATATATCTATCATTTAGATTCCCAACTGGAACTGAATGTAAATCACAATCAATAACTGATTCCCTAGTCACTTTATTATATTGCATATTTTCTATCTTTCCGGTAGTATTTGTTAGTTTTAGATTTGTAAAATCTGTTAACATTCTATAGTTTTCAAAATCTAATGTTTCTAATAAAGTTTGTAAAATTTTTGACTCAAATTGTTTTTTATCAATATTTTCATAATATGATTTTTTGACTACAGGAACATCATAAATGGTTGTAATATTAGAGGTTGAGTCATAGAAAACGTTTGACATCATAAACTTGTTTAGAGATTGTCTAAAAGTTAACTGACATGAATAAGTTGAAACAGTTTGACTTGGAGATGAAATTGTAAATTGATACGTCGCTTCCCCTTCAGGAAGAATTGTATATGGAGAAAACTCATATACAAATTTCTTATTTGCCGAATCATTAATCATATTATATTTATTTCCAGTTTCAACAATCATTAATTCACAAGTAGTAGATGGATAACTTATTTCATCTTCCAGATAATGCAATTCAAATATTGCTTTATTGCCATCTTTTTTAACTATTACTTCATTTGGATATAATTTATAAACTGAATCGTAGCTTTTAACTAATACTGGACTTTGTGAAATTTCGTATATTATATATGTATAATAAGCAACTGAATTGGTAATAGGATCAATTTCCATATCAAATAGCGTAATATAATCTTCACCATTAATATTTAATACATAATTTCTTGGAATATATTGTATACTTGAGTCAAGATTTAATATACCATTTCTTGTTGGAACTATTTCTCCATTAAATTCTAAAGATGTGTATACTTGTATATCATTACATTTTAAATCTGATCTTTTTAAAACTGGAATAGAGGAAGTTATTGGTGTATTCGGGATAATATCTTCCATAATCTTATAATCATTTTCTGTTACTAACCTATTTAGTGAAGTTAAATGATTGATGGCTCTTGTTCTAATCCTTTCTATCGATTCCTCATCCGCCCCTCCAGATGCCGGGGAAGTATTAATTACATTATAACTAATCAATTGATTTCCTGTTGCAGTATTAACATATATTCTTTCTCCATTAGAGATTGACCCTTCAATCACATTTCCGTCTGCACCTAATGTTTCGTTAATAGTAATTCTAACAGTGGCTCCTGGAGTTGGCTGAACTCCAATTAACCCATTTCCAAAATATAAACGTAATCCATTATCAATTCGTCTTGCAACAAATCCATAATCAGAATCTGTCATTAAATATAAACTAGCAAATTCTTCATATATTTGCCAAGCAGATCCTCCCGGGTCTCGCATTTCTACTTTTATAGTGGACATTTTTCCTTTTAGAGGAACATCCAAAGTTACAAATTGATATGTTTCTATATCTTCATCTAATTGAAATTCTTGGACCGTTGGTTTATATTGCCTAACCGGCATTAAAAATCTAAATTCCATATCAGAGGTGGTATCAACATATACTGGAAATGAAAATGTTCTATTATCATTTGTTTTTGCAATAACGTTAACATTTTTGTTATTTGTTATGGTTACTTCTGTTTCATAAAAAGTTACAAACTGGATATTCCCTGCATGAAATTTATGTCCCAATGGGATAGTAAATGTTATAGATGGCTCTTCAAAAGATAGAGGAAAAGTTAACAAACAATCGGTTGTTGCATAAGATGCATTTTGTGGTTTGTATCCTAAAAAAGCAGATAAGTTAAAAATACTTTCTGGAAGTTGAGCGGTTGTTAAAAAGAATTCTTTATACACAGATGATTGATAAAACATTAAATTACCAGTTAATGTTGAGATTACATTAATTAAAAAAGAAAGAAAAGAAGATTTTGTGAGATCTATATTTTCTAGTTCTAAGTAACTTTTCATATATTCAACTATTTGATTTCTAATTTGATCCCTAGATTGATGAATCTGAGATGACATAGAATTACTTGAAGATCTAGCCATTTATTATTTCCTTATATTAAATAGAATCCTGAATTATCATCAAACGTTTCTTTTAATTTTTTAGCCAAAATGCTATGTTTATATAACATCTTGGCTAAAAAACCTGCATCATTTAGTTGGTAAATTTGTTTAGTATATTCAACAAATACCTTTGTTTCTAATACTTGATCATCAATATCTTGAATTGTTTTACTTTCATAGTTTTTAACAGTTAGTTTCCAAAATCTTTTATCTGTGTTTGTTGATATTTCTATTCCTTCGACCCTAAATAATGGGTATATATCATTAGTTTGTCTTAAAAAGGATTGTTCAAATTTTAAGAAGTCTCCGGCATATGGTATGATTCCATATGAAGATGGTATAACTAATGTAGTTTGATTTTCTTTTATTAAACCAGTTTCTTGCCCATCAAAACTGGTTGTTATTTCATCCGGCCAATGAACTGGAAACATTAGTATCTTATCAAATTTTAATCCAGATAAATTTCCAGTTCTTTCGTAAGATCCACTAAATAATTTGTTATCATCCCATATTGTTTCGTCTTTGTTAATATTATAATAAGTAACTAAATATCTACTTGCATGTTTACTATAAAAATCATATACTAAGTTTTGGTAGTCATGAATATAAGAATATAATCTTTCATAAAATTGAATAGACATTTAGATTATCCTTATATTTTATTTCCAGCTAACGAAGATAATTTTTTCGAAACCATTTTAGATTGCATAAGATTTAATTCGGCTCCTTTAATATCAATATTTCCATAAACAAAGTATAACATTTGTCTACCATTACTATGCTCATCTAAAAACTTAAATTTTATGTCAGATTTAATATACTTTCCTTTTTCTTGAATATCAATAATAAGATCATTATTATCAGGAATCGTTTTACAATCTAACTCCTCTAATATAATTACGTTTTTCTTTTTAAATTTTTTATATAGTTCATCCATTAACATATTTTGATAATTGATATCTGTTTGTGATAACAAACTAAATACCTTGATGTCTTTTTTATTTTTAAGGTTCCCTAGATAAGCAAAATGTTTTATTTTATTTTCATAATTATTTGTAACAGTTAAAATATGAATATTTCCTTTATGATTTCTTTTAAGCATTCCTTTGTAAAGTTTGATCACTATATAACTTAGTTTTTCCATTTATTTTCGCTCCAATGAAAAATATAGATTCTCATCTATTGTTGCAGATAACTTTGATCTTTCTTGTCCATATTTAACGTATATGTCAAAAGTAAATCCTTTTTTATTTGATAAAAATTGTACGTTTATTTGTTCAATCTCAGCTCTGCTATCATACATCATTAACCTGTAATGTATTTCATCGATAATTTTTTCTTTTGTTTCTTCATCTGCCGGTTCAAATATCATTTTTATTAATTCGCTTCCATATTCTGGATCAAACGTATATGATCTCAACGGAGTTAATAAAATGTTATTCCATGAATTTAAAATAACATTTATATCACTAACTCTTTTGAAGTCTCCTGAAGGATATATTGTTTGGAAATAATCACTAATTTTACTTTCTGATCCTACAGAATTTTCTCTGAATCTATCTAGTAAATTAGCCATAATTATTTCTTTTTATATTCCTCCATTAGTTTTTGTTTTTCTTCTTCCAGCTCAGATTTCCATTTAAGTAAATCAGTGAATCTTTTAATTGGCATAAACATTATAGATAAATATTCTTGTTTGCACATTTCCATGCAAGTAAAAATATTTTCTTTTAATGTTTTTCTGTACTGGGAAACCTTATCATGAGCTGTATACCATTCGAAAAAAGTTGGACACTAAATCAATGTCTATAACTTCATCGTTGCCGCAGTGAATGCAATTAGTTCTCATTTTTAAGAATATGCCATAATTTCCAAACTCTTTCATATATGATTCAAAAATAACTTTCTTATCTCTTGATGGTAACGTTTTATAGGCATCTAATATATCAACTTTATCTTTGTAAACTAGAGGGTCAGCTTGTTCCGGAATATCCTGCTCAAAAGAATCAATAATTAAGATCTCGTTGATTAAAGATGAGCTTGACCCAGGTCGATTGCCTAAACTTTTTATTGAAGATATTTCATCCTTTAAAGTAGGTTGTTTAATAACTGCAGTGACACCTTTAGATATTTTTAACGGAACTTTGACTTTATGTTTTAAGATATTTTCTCCTGGATACGCTTCATATGAAAAAGTATCTGAAGCTTTGACTGTTACTGGATAATCTCTTCCGCACGAACCACATGTAATATCATAATTTCTAATTTCTTCATATGTTACATGATATAATCCATACAAAAGCGCATCTCTATCTTTTAAAGTAACTGACTTCAAAAACGTTTCAAAGTCTTTGATATGTTCTGGTTTGGAAGTAATGCAATCATAGATTGCTTTATTCAAATGCTCTGTTACTTTATGTGGAGATAATAAACTGCCTTTTAAGTTTTCTTCCTCTTGTACGTTTAAACTTCTAACATTAAATGACAATTTTGTCTGCGGTGTTATGACCTCATATTCTGGATACTTTAAGTTAAAACCTGTAAATACCATTTATTCGTCAACCTCCTATTTCTATTCTTTGATATAATTAATCTCAATATGTACTTTAAATTTATTGAGATTTAATTCGGGTTTTTATTTATATGGTATGCCTTTTCGTACAAAAGCATCCTCTATTTTTTCAATTGTTCTTTTTTCTTTTCTAGTTTTTGCTAGTTTTTTTCCAATTTGTTTATCACATCTATACATTTTTCTGGATTCTCTTTTAATTTACATTCTTTTTTTGCTACTTGAGCTAATTCTATTTTTTCTCAATAATTTTTACATCATATTGCGATTTACAAAAATCATTTTTACCACTAACTCTATTTCGCTTGCTGACTAATCCTTTTATAGTCCTCCAAATTAGCCTTCGACTGGAGTGATATACTCCAACCTACACCTTTTTCTGATATTAGATCTTTTATTTTAGAATTCTTAAATCTTTTTTCAAGTAGCTTTTTGTCTTTTTCATCAAGATTAAAATACATTTCACCATCTAATAATAATCCCATAATTTGATGTATGTTTGCTTCTTTTATGAAATTCAAAGTTTGTATCTTTGAATTTTTAGATAACTTAGATTCAGTCACTATATGTCCAGTAATTAATTTTAAGATTTTTTGTTCATTTAAATATCTCCGATTTAATCTTATTTATATTTATTTTATGACATCATTCTTATCTTATCATTCACTTTTCTTAATTTCTTTTCAGTACTATCAATCATAGACTTAATCTTTTTTGTACATTTTTCTGGGTTCTTAGCATTTTTGCATTTAGCTACCATAGATTTTAATTTTGATATTTTCTTTTCAAGCCCGATTGCTTTACATTTTTGAATACAAACATGTCTTTGATTTCCCTCAAGTTTGGCACATTTTCTTCCGCAACTAGTTATAGTACCACTCAATTCTGACATTAATCCTCTAAATACTTTAGGACCAAAATACAAAGTAATTATTGTCATACCTGTAAGAATTGACAATATGGTGGCCGCTTCAACGTCTCTCATCCCAATATTAGATAAAGCATTGCCCGCTTTGGTTACTATATCTTTCCCGATATTAGCGGCTGCTGATACAGCCTTTGCGGGATCAAACTCAAGAAGATTTTCATTTATTTTTCTATAAACTTTAGAATTCTTAAATCTTTTTTCAAGTAACCGTTTCTCTTCTTTAGTTAAATTAAAATACATTTCACCATCTAATAATAATCCCATAATTTGATGAGTATTTGCTTCTTTTATAAAGTTTAAAGTTTGTATCTTTGAATTTTTAGATAGCTTAGATTCCATTATCATATGTCCACTAATTAATTTTAAACTTTTGTTATTCATTCTTATCTCTCCTTTATTTTATAGTTTTTAAATTTTTCTTTTATTTTATCTAATGTATTTTGTTCTTTTTCTATTCTTTTTTCTATATTATCTCGGCATTTATTTTCTTGATTTATGTCATTTATAGAAGTACATCTACTTCTGATTGTTTGTAACATTCTTATTTTTTCATTTAGTATTCTGATTCTGCAAAATATTTGACAAATTCTTTCTTGTTTGTCTTCTTTAATATTTTCACACTTATCTGCGCATGATTCTGCTTTTGCTTTTAGAGATTGTATAATAGATTCTATATACGGAATTCCAAAATATGATTCAAATCTTTTAATTCCTGAGATAGAATTTCTTACTAATGCAGAAGAAAAGTCTTCTTTTAAATATAAATATTTGTTCATTAATAAACTCGGTTATTAAATTTACTCTGAAAATTTAGATCAAATAGTATATATATTAACCACCAGATTGTCTTTGTCCATATTGTTCAATTAGTTGTTTTTTGTTCATAAATGTAGATACAAAAGATTGACATTTTTCTTTTACCCATGGTTCGTGCCATGCATAGTCAATATTGAATTCTATTTCAACATCAACTTTTCCAACCGTTTCAACATCAGAGCTAAATAAATCTTGTGGATCTTTTGTCGGGAAAACTCCATCATAACATGCATAATATTCGATAGTTTTTCCATCTGGTGCGGTAGTCCAATAATACATTAATCCAGCATATGTTTTCTTTGTATATCCGTCACCTTGATCTCCATCCTCTAGGTCAGTTATTCCATATCTATAATCTCTAATTAATTTTACCCAGCCATGAAAAATATCTAACATCGGAGTTTTATTGAATTCAAAGAATTTTACCGTAATAGTATTTCCGTAATCAATATTTCCTGGAACTGCCCATTTAGTTCCTCCTAGCCCAGTAAACTCAACCCTATTTAAAGTTCCTCCTGGAGGGGTCACAGACAAGCATGTAGCGGCTAGAATATTTTTAATTTCTTCCTCTGTGCTAATACCGCTTATGCCTTGTGAAGTATATTCTACTAGTTTTGACGGGATTTTATCAAACCATATAAAAAAAGTACCTGATAAATATGGATCGGCTACACCCATTGTAGTTCCGCCAAATTTCCTAGTAAGAATGTTATTGCCTAACTCAGCAAATGAGTTTTTCATTTTTAAAGTTCCTCCTACTTTATGGTTAACTTTCTTATTTAATCGTATTTTAATTCGTATGATATCTGAACATATAGCAAATTTTTACTTGTTTGTTATTTAAACTATAATCAATGTTATATAATATCTAATCATATGGGTGTAATTTCATCATAATAAAAATAATCTTTTTTAAGATTTTTTGTTAGTATAGTAATTATTATTTTGTTAAATTTTTGTAACAAAAAAATTACTGACTGTAAATAAATAACTTTATTTTATTAAAATATCTTCCTGTTTAATTTTTTATTTGTTCTAATTTATTATCAAGTAAGTTGTTCAAATTGATTTATAACTAGTTTATATTTCTATGTTATCGTTCTTTCATTTATATTTTGTTCTTCTTGTTTTATCATTTTGTTTTTTCTGAGACAAAAAAAAAGTTTATAATATGCTTTATTTTTAAAATATCATAGAATATTATTTTTTATAATATGAAAAAATTCCGGTGTTTGGTTATTATATTTTATGATGAGGGTTAGTTTCCTAACCCTCATCATTGTTAATTACTAATAAGCGCTACCATAGAGAAACTGTTGTTCCGCCAAAAGATGCAATCTTCATTATGCGGAATACTCCGTCATTTCTACGTGATTGTATCTCCACAAACTGTGCATTGTCCATCCACAGTTTCACATCCGCAACACATTGAAGGATTTTGATATACTAAACATGATTTCATCATATTTAGCAAAATCAAAATCCCTTTCAAATTTCCGCTAGCTTCTTTTACATATGCATTTTTGTCAATGCATAAATGCGCGGGTATTTTTTTATGTGTTAACTTCAAAGTTTCAATCCCCTCTTCCACTTTAATTTCTTTTTCAAAGTTGTTTATCAACTTTATTTTTGAATATTTGATATTTACTTTCATGTCTCTTTCCTTCAGTTTATATGTTTACTAACTAAATCATTACTTAACAAAGATGAAGGAATGTCTATTGGCTCTGGATTGTTGACAGAAATTTGTCCATTTACATTTTTATATTTATACACAACTGTAGATCTTGATCCTGACTTTCTATCTGTTGCGTATACCAATATTCCGGGAGTTTGGTTGCTCTTTGGATATATTCTATTTACCCTATTTACTTCAGGTATCTCTATTTCTTGTTTGTCTTGTGACATATAGATTTCGCAAGTAAAAATACTTGCATCAATATTAAGGTTGTCTACTGACATGTTCTTTTGCATTTCAATAACTATTTGATCTGTTTTCGATATATCTTGAACTACTATCGGCACAACCATGCCATTGCTTACTAAAATAAATAAAGTTGGAGACACACATTTGCAATCTTTAAATGCATCAACAATCAGAGAGTTAACTCCATCATAAAATTGATTAAACTCCATTAGATTTCCTCCTTCTGGTTTTTAGTTATAAAAGCAGTTTTACATCATGATTAGAGCAGTTGAGATTTAGATACTATTAATAGCTATAACAAACCATCCTTTCGGGAATGAATAGTTATGAATAGAACATTCATTTTGAATTTGTCGCAACAATTCCGTATGCTGTAATTTATATTTTCTGAATCATCAATTACAAACAACCCATATGAATTTTTATCTTTCGGAATAAGATCTGACCATAACCTCCGAAACAATTTTCTGTTGGTTGGTAACGAAAGGATAAAATCCTCTCTTACTAAACATGCAGCATCGATAACTATAATATTGAATTTAGTTCCGGTGTTCTTAGTCAATTCATCAGCGATTTGCTGACAAATGTGACTTTTATTAATACCATATCCTCCTACAACATGAAAAGATTGTTTTTCTATATCTATGTTGTTTTTCCAAGCTTTTATGGTATTTAAGATGTTTTTGGAAATTGCCATTTTTATTTGATATTCATTAACATAATTTATATTTTTCATAGAAATCTCCTTAATAAAAATCAAACTGTAGAAACTTGCGTCCTTGATGATTACGTCGTATTTTTGTCCGGTTTTGTTATCCCCACCGATACTCAAGTGTTTGCTTTGGTTTGCCATAGCCGCATTGATTTGAGTGGCCATAACTTAATCTCCTTTCAGTTTATAAAAAATAAAAACAACTATTTCTTATAAATTAATATATATACAAGTTTAACTTTTAAAAAATAATTAAATATGTAATTATTCTATAAAACAAGAACAAATATAAAACTTTGTTTCTGGAGATTTTAAAATGAAACAACAAAAAATATCTGAAAGAGTAGATTATTACATAAATAAAATTAAACTAGTGAAAGAAAATAAGTATGATTTTATAGTATCCGCTGGAGCCACTCCAATTTTTATTACTTTAGTTTCTACTATGGATAAAAGATTATCTAATCCTATGATTAGAAAGATGATCAAAGATTACGATAAAAGATGTCTTGGTTGCAAACAAAAATTTTTAGACAATGAAACTATCAATACTTCAATTCAAGAACTAATAAAACAATTAAAACCAAATAAAATCCAAGAACTAATAAGAACAAAAAAAGAAGATTGCAGTAAAATATGGCAATCAAATCCAGATTTCGCAAGATGCTATTCAATGTCAAAACTTCTTTTTTGTAAAGATTACTTAAACTATATCAAAAATAATGATCCGCAACAAGTATGCAAAGGATTTATGCCAAAAAATGATTGCGTTGAATTATTTTCTAATAATTTAGATGACTTAGAAAGTCAAGTAATATATCTGATAAGTATTTTAAAAAATAAAAACGTTGTTAAATTTCCAATACAAAGAATGAAAAGGTTAATATAATGGAAATATTACAAAGATATTTACTATATTTAAATGATCAAGTAAGTACAAGTTCTGGAATAGGATTTCATATAGATAGTGTATCTGATGATAGTAGAAATTTTTCTTTAGATAAAAGAAAAGATGGGTCAACTAAAACTTCAAATGATTTACTTTATTTATCTTTGATGATAAAACAATCAGAAAAACTAATATCAAGAATGAAGAAAAATCTTAAGCTTAGTAAAGAACAATTTAATACAGAAAAAGATAAAGAAAGAATAATGATAGATTTTGATGGTGTTATTCATTCATATGATAAAGGATGGCAAGATGGCAGAATATATGGAAATCCAATTAAAGGAACAAAAGAAGCGCTAGAAAAATTAAGAAAAAAATATGAAATCGTAATCTTTACAACCAGAGCATCTAACAGGTTTAACGAAAGTCCAACATCAGATGAACTAATAGAAGATTTAAAAAAATGGTTAGCTAAACATGAAATCCCATATGATGAAATAACGTCAGAAAAATATGGAGCAATAGCATATATTGATGATAAAGCTATTAGATTTGAAGGGAATTGGAGCTCAATACTTAGCAAACTAGAAAAACTAAATATAATTTAAAAACAAGCAGAATTTGTTTTATCTATAAAAACATTCTTTAGAATTAAATACTTTTTTGTTTGTTTCTTAAAACAAATTTTAAGTTCCCACAATCCCAAATTCTTGAATATCCTTCTTTTTGTCTTAGTACCCATTCTGGTATATTCTTTGGTTCATCTTGTTTTTTTCTTAAGTTAAATCT